TCGGTGTACAGGAACGGATCGCCCTTGTCTCCTTTCGGCCCCGTGGCTCCCTGGGCACCGGTATCACCTTTCGCCCCCGTTTCGCCCTTTGCCCCCTGAACTCCTTGCGGTCCGGTGGCACCGGTTGCGCCGGTATCGCCCTTGTCTCCTTTAGGACCTTTCAACGCGGCCAATTGCTCGGCAGTAAAGTCGGTATACTGGAACGGATCGCCCTTGTCTCCTTTAGGCCCCGTGGCTCCCTGGTTACCCGTATCTCCCTTTTCTCCTTGAACACCTTGAGGGCCGGTGTCTCCCGTGTCTCCCTTGGGGCCTTGAGGGCCAACGTTACCCTTAAGCAACGATATGGGCGTTTTCACGCTCTTGTTTTGCGAGTCAACGCCAAGGGCATAGAATCCTTCCAGCGACGTCGCGCTGGGCAGATCTGATACCTTCACCTTTACTATCTCTTCCATATCAATACGTTAAATTAATCGCGTGCCCGTCTTGCGTGATGATTATCATCCCGGTGCCGGTTGCTAGTAAGCGAACCGCATCCATGACGCTGATCTCCTGCAACACTAAGCTAAAGCTCACTCGCGCCCCACGCGAAAACGGCGATTCCTTTTTAAAGTTCGCCATCTTCTTGTAAAAGCAGGCTATCGTTTTCCCGTGTGGAGAACCGAGCCTGATTAGAGGCGAGCTCACCGCGTTGAACAACGCCGTGTAGTTAATCCAAAAATCGCCAATCGAAGGAGCCAACATCGTGCACTCGATCGTTATCTCCCTGGCCGCCCTCTTGTGGCTAGCCACATCGTCTGCTAACACACCGTTCACGTGTCGCACTTTCCTCTCGAGGATTTTCTTCGCCGACGATGGTCGCAACGCCGACGAGTACACGTCACGAACTATAATCCCGTACGAGGCCAGGTCTACCTGGTTAAGCTGCACGTACGTCTCCGGTCGAGTTGAAACGGGATCTCCTATCGCTGACGTGAATTGCTGTAGCGGGTCGTCCATGCTGTATTCTGCCGTAAGCTTACCGGTTTTCTTCCGCGGGTTGTACATGCCACCCTTGTGCTTGTACCCCGCGAAGCCAACGAATCGAAGGGAAAAGGTTCGATTGAACTCCTTCACGAAAACCTGGCGGTACCCCGGTTCAAAATGCATCGATTCAAAACTGTTTAAACGCTGTTTAAACGACACGTAATCCGCGGCGGTAATCACGTAGTTTACCAGCACGCGCTTTGCATCGAAAGTCACGTCAGAAAGGTCAACATCCAACCCGTCCTCGTCCGGCCAGTCGTTGAAATCCGGGAGTCGGCGATCCGGGAAGGAAAGGAAATCATCGCTCCCTCCACGCTCGATGAAGATACCGAGCGAGCTCAAGTCTACCCCGTCTATGATGCAGCTTCCTGTCATGCTTTGATGTACGTTCCCTCCCGGACAAGCCGGTCGATATTCTCGTCAACTCTCTTGAGCTTCTGTAGAAACTCCGAATTATCAGCTATCGTTTCCAACTGCCCCAGCATGGCGCGCTGAACGGCCAGCTGTTCGCGTCCCAGGCTCGCGTATGTAGCGTTAATGGTGCCGATTTCCGATACCTTCATCACCAGGAACGTTAAGCGGCCGTTCAGCTCGTCAATGCTATCCTGCGATGCTTGCGCTATCCTCTTACTCGCTGCCTCCCGGCTTGCATCAGACGCGAAAGGGTCGGTATCGTACTGCCGGCTTATAACCTCGCGAAGTTGCTCCAACCCCCTGTTGTACTCCTCCACGTGCTTACCGTACTCACGCATGAACCAGTTTATATCATCCGTTAAGTCACGATCGCCCGTTTCCCCGAAACTCTCTTTCATCCGTTTTTCCAGCTGCGAGAAAATGCCGCCAAAAACGGCGTTGAACAACTTTCGCGTGGATATATCCTTCAGCATGTTGACCACGCTGTCGGTCATTGCTTTTGCCGAGTCCTCCCCGCTAGCGAATGCGTCGTCCAGTGCCTTCTTTAGCTCTGTTCCGATAGAACCAACGAGGCTTTGAAGTTCGCTCTCCACCGCGCGCATTGCCTCGTCAGCGACATCGGCAGCCTCCAGTATGTTATCGATTAACTGTACCGTTTCATCTTTCAGCGTCCCGGACTTTTTAAGCGTTTCCGCCAGCTCCCTGTTTAGCGTGCCATCTTTTTTAATCAGATCCGGGTATTGCTTCAGCAGGTTTTCGTATACGTCCCTTGTGCCGTATGTTATGCCCAGGAACTTTTTCTTTTTTACGCCTGTTTTTACTGTCTCCGAGCCTAACTGTCGCATCAGCCCTGCCTGTTTAACAATAGCCGCGTTGTACCCGGCCATGCCTTGCACGAGCGTGTTAGTGTAGTCAACCGTAAATATACCGTCAGTCTCGCTTTTAATATCCTTAAGCGTGCGAATAACGGCAAGGCTGTAATCAATCGCTGACTGAGCCAGCTGCTCGTTGAACTCCCGGATCTCCTTGTTCGCCTCTCTGTTCGCCGTTATTACCTTCTTGATGGTTCCTACCAGTTGCCCGAAGCCCTGAATGGCCTGCTGTATGCCTCGCGGGTCACCCATGAGCACCCGTGCAACCCCCGCGCCAGTATTGATTGTTCCACCGAAGTAGCCCGAAATCATGTCTACCAGCCCGCCGGTGTCCTCGTCAAGCATGCCGCCCACCTCTCCCAAGATGAAGGAGATAGAGCGGGCAATACCCTCCAGCTCCTTCATTTTCTCGAGAGGCATCCTGGCGAGCTCGGCGTTCATCGCCTCGATATCTACCGTTAACGCCTCTATCTCGCTCCCCGTGTCACCCCCCGCCTCTTGGATCTCCTGAAGCTTTTGTAACCGCTTTCGTGCTGCCTCTACCTGTATTTGCAGTATTTTCTCCTCGCGTGAGGATTGAAGGAGAACGTGCCTGTCGGCTATCTGTGCACGCTTCAACGCGATCTGTGTTTCAAAATCGAGCGTTTCGAGAGCGATGTGCTGTTTTTCCAGTTCAATATCCCGTTTATGGGCAGCCGTGATCTCGTCTATCTCGATTTGCGTTGCCCCGTTTTCACGCGCCTTAGAGATCTGCTCCGCGTAAAAGCGATCGATCTCCCCGAGTCGTCGCTGGTTCTCCGTTTTAAAACGGGAGTTGATTTCTCCCCATACTTCATCGAGCACCTTGCCGCTCGCCCCCGTGACGGCCTTCACGGCAGCGTCGTAGCTCGCCTTCTCCTCCTTGGCCAGCGCGTCCAGCATGGCCTTTTGCCTTGACCCGTCGACCCCGGTCTCCGCCTCGAGGGCTTCTATCTCTCGTTTCTTCTCTTTTATCAACGCGACACGTGCATCGTAATCCGCCTCGAGTGCCTTCAGCTTCTTATCGATCCCCTCCTCCATGGTAGCGACCACGGCGGCATCGATATCCCGCTGTAAATCCACGCTCATGTTCTCGAGCCTCTTCGCGGCCTCCGCTCTTTTCCTTGCTTCGACCCCCGCCTGTTTGCCCGGGTCACCCTCATCTCGCTTACCCGTGGTAGCGACGTTGAACGCCTTTTCCATCTCCTCCGCCTCACGGATCTCCTCCACGATGGCGTTCCAATCTTCGCCCCCTATCTCCGCGGCCTTCATGGCGTCAAGCCTTGCCTGCGCGTTCTCCCTCTTCGCCTTCCACCACGCCCTCGTGCCCTCTTCCAGGTTCTCGGCCGCGTCGATACCCGCTTTCTTGAGCTCCTCCCCGGCGCTTTTCTCGAGCTCCACGTACTTGGATACCAGCTCGCGCGCCTCCTCCTCTTCTTTCTTCGCCTGATCCCTTATCTTCTCGCCCGCTCTCGCCGCTCGAACGTTCAGGGACACCAGTTCACCGTCCCGGAGGTACCACCCCCTGAGCGGCGAACTCCTGTCCCAGCGCGTGGGTTTTCTTTCCCGGTCGTCGGCCTCCTGATACTTCTTCCACGCCTCCCGGTATTTCTCCGCGGCCATCTCCATGGCCGCCGTGGCCCTGGCGCGTTGGTCGATCGATGAAAGGAACGCCTCTGTTCGCGAGATGAACAGGTTATCCGCGTCGTTCACGGTACCTATTGAAACGCCAAGCTGGTCAAAGGCCCCCCGGTTGTCGAGGATGAACCTCTCCTTCGCCTTCATGTCGTCCGCCAGTCGGTTCCACGATACGCGGAGTTTCTCGTACAGCACCAGCTGCTCGTTCGCCGCCTTGGCGATCGATTCACGTAGCTCATCCGCCGCTTGCTTGGCGTCCCGGCTTTTAGCGATCATCCTCTCGATGATCGCGATACCCCCGGTAATCAACGCCGATATGCCGAGCGTGAACACTCCCATGAGAACCCTCGCGGCGGCGGTTGATACCCCCAGCGCGACGGCGAACTTCTGGGTTGCCTGCGTCGTTGCCTTCCCTGCCCGCGTTGCCGCGTTGAACGCCCGGGACGCTCCAGATAACGCCTCGTTGCTAACACCCAGCTTGCTTGCAAGCATGGACGTCATGGATGCCGCTTCCCGCAGTACTGAGGAGTACTGCTCGCTACTCGAAGCGGTATCGGACAACGTTTCGCCGGCTACTTGAAGGCCGTCCGAGAGCTCGTGCACGTCCTCGAGCAGCTCCTTCATGTCGATGCCCTCTGCCAGTTGCTTCTGCGCGTCAAGAAGCACGGCTTCCGCTTCGATGCACGTCTGCAACGCGGCGAGCTTGGCCTCGTAAGCTTTCGTGTCTTTCTCCCCGGCGGAGGAGAGCGCGGCCAGCTCCCCGTTGAGATCCCTTATATTTCCGACCAGGATCTCCGATTTACTCGACAACGATTCACTGCCCGCCTTCATGTCATCCAACCGCTTGCCGGCGTCCGTGAGCCTTTCCGAAAGCGAATCGATGGATTCGGATACCATCTCGTACGCGGCGGCCTGCTTGACGTCATCGTGGTCGAACTCGATCTGCTCGAAGCTCTTCCTCAGCTCCGCCAGCTTCCCCTGCAGGGCCTTGATGGCCGCGCCCTGCTCGTCGAGGCTCGCGCGCGTCGCCTCGAACGCCCTTGAACTCGCCTCCGCTAGGGCGTTCAGCGCTTCCGTCGCCAGTTCACCCTCCTCGCTCACGTTTTGCCTGAGGATAATTTCTATTTCTACCGGGCCGTCGTTCATCTCTCTTTCTCGTTATTTACCTGCCGAGGGCTTCTTTTAACCCCCCGGCACCGTCCACCACCGGGATTTGCTCTTTTTTGCTGTAGCGAGGGGCGTCGGCGTTCTCCATGAGCAGGTTTAGCCAGCTCTCGCCCCACAGCACCTGATCGTGCGTGTACCCTCGCTCCCTCTTGATATGCCCTATCATGCCGAACGGGCTATGGAGGCCGACCATGCGGCCCTTTAACCCCCGTCCTCGTCCTGACCCGAATTCCTCCTGTTCATCGTCATCGTCATCTGACCCAAGAGGTATTTGGTAATACGCGTAAAATCCGATAGCCGGTTCATCCGCGATATCTTCGTGAAAATCTCCACGATCGATTCTGGCGCGACCTGCCACATCAGTCGTCTCGTCAGCTTGTCGGTTTCGCGCGCGATCTTCCTTTTGTCATTCAGTATCGCGATCGCCAGGCACCGCGCGCAAGGCTCAACGGCCTTCACGAGGAACGCGCTGTCTTGAAGGGTTATCGCGTTCTCAAGATCGCTATCAAGGATCACGCGGGACATCTCAACTATCGTGCCCAGCTTCAGGTAACGAATCGTGACATAATCTTTCCTTAACAACCGCTTCCAAAAAGGGGCGGGCAGCCGAAACCGCACGCCCCTCTCCAGTATAGCGTTCGCCGCCGCCAGTCTCGCGTCCATGGCCGCTTAGAGCTTTATGTCGCAATCCCAGTCAGCCGATGCTTTTTTCAGCCTGAACTTGAACGGGAACTTGCTGATACCGCCCTTGCCAAGACTCAGGTTCATGTTCACGTACCCTTGCGCACGTGGTATGATAACCAAGCTTTCATCTTGACAGATCACCTTGAAGGCTTTCTCGAGCTGCAACTTCGTCGCCGGGTGCTCGTAACTTTGCGCTTCCGCGGTACCGCCCATCAGTGCCGCCATCTGTGAACGGGTAGCCCTGATGAACGAGCCCGTCATGGTTAACCCCGTCCCGGTGAAGTCCACCTCCTCGGGTGTGTCGTTCTCGTGCGAGAACACCTCGTCTTCCTCGGGTTCCCCCTCGGTAATGAGCAATTCATCGTCGCGCAAGGTTAGCGGGAGTTTGTCACCCCACTGCGCGGTAGAAATTTCATCTTTCGTCGATAGCGGGTCTGACATGTACACCTCTTTCACGCGTAGCCGCGTCTTAAATTTTTCTGCCATTTTATTCTCGTTTAAAAAGTTTTTAATTTCCGTTTTAATAGTTTCCAGCCGCCCCAGAGGGCGAAAAGAGCAAGAGCGATACCGCCAGTCCACGAGAGGAAATTTTGAAATGCCGTTTGCCGGTACTCCACCTTTTCGACTTCCACCTGGACCGGGACCTCCTTTTCCGTGAAAACTGTATCGCTCGGCAGGTAGGCCGTGTCTGGCTTGAAATCTGCCCGGTAGTCCAGCACCCCGTTTTTGAACCCGAACGCGCTGCCAACCTTGCCCCCTTTAACCTCGGCGAGATCCTTAAGCAATACCCTGTTCAAGCTGTCACACTCGAACACAGCCCTTAAAAGAGTGCTGTCGCCGGGTACATGAATCGGCACCAGGGTTGTTACCTTGCGCTCAACAGTCTTAACATACGGCTGTATCACCGTCTCCCGTGGCACTCGGCATGCTGTTACAAGTGTCACTATCATCAGGATTATTGTTGCTCTCTTGTATCTCATCCCTTATCTGTTGCACCATTTCGGCCATATTCTCGGTTGTAATCCTGTCGAGCAGTCTCGCGACGCGGTTAGTAGCGTTTTTAAGCCGCTTAACTTCTGTGCTAAGATTATCCACCTGCCTCGACAGCTCCTTCTGCCGCCCCTCCATCTCTTCTGCCAACTCTCTCCAAATTTTTACCGCCGCCTCCACGTTTTCAATCTCGCTCGCTTTTGCCTGCGCTTCTGCTTTTTTCGCGCTTGCATTAGCCTCCCGCTTAACCGAACGAAGCGTTGCAAGCGTGACAATTAACCCTCCTGAAAGCAAGAGGTTAAGAATCATTGAAACAAGCTGAAACCAAAGAGGCATAATGAAACGTGTTAATTACATGATTGACCAGCCGGCCTCGATATCTTCCAAGCAGGCATCCACCCCGTTTTCAACCCTCGAGATAGCCGCGGCCAGCGAGGTGAGCGTCCGCTTGTCAGGTCGAAGCTGCTCGTTCGGGGTAAACCCGGTTAGCTTGACCACCGCGTTGATGTAGGCTCGCGTGTCGTTCTCGACGGGTGGAGCCCACCTCGTCAACAGGCCTTCCAACGTGGTCAACCCGTGCCGGGTCATGTAGGTGCGCAGGGTTATCATTAACGCCCTATACCCGTGTGCCATGTCCACGAACACCTCGAAGCTGGGGTCTCCCCCGGCGGGTAACTTCCCTTTCCAGTTGTTGCCCGACCGGCGGATGTTCCCCGGGTTGTTGTTGCGCAACCCACGCGGTAGTTTATCCCTGCTTGCCTCCATCTCGCGTTACCGTTAAGCCGCGGTATCTTGAATGATCGCCAGCAGACCTTTCACGTCGTTCCGCATGGCACGACCACCGGCGCGCACCTCGAAGGCGTAAATGTCCCCGTAATAGGTGGGGCTGTTCTCATCCTCCCTCATGATGACCTCGCCCTTGGCGCGGCAAACGGAATCGGTATGCCAGGCTAACGCGGCGGCGTTGTCCGTGGCCGCCCCGCCAGTTTCCCAGGCCTTTGCCACGCCGGCCCCGGTGTAACGACCAACCCGGCTGCGCATCATGATGTTGAACGTGAGCAGCTTGCCCACGATGCCGTTTTTAATGTCGGCGGTAGCGTGGAACGCGGTTGCCTCCTTATCGGTCAAGCTATTGATCAACTGCCCGTACATGACGGCATCGATTAGCATGTAGCGACCCTCGGCAGGAACATCGTCAAGGTTGAATCGCGTCATCGCCTCTTGTACCACGTCCCTGGTGAACGCCTTGCGGTTGCCCGTTGCGCTAGCGGTATGAGCTGAAACAGCATCCCCCGTGGTTTTAATGTTGCTCGTGGCACCCTTGAACCATTCAAGCAAAATACCCTCCGACACCTCTTGAGCCAGCTTCGACTTGTCTTGCCTCAGCACGCTTTCGCGCTTGTTGTATGAGAGCTCAACGCTTTCCGCCAGGTTTATCTTGATGGGATCAGTGGAGTAATTATCCAAGTCGAAGGTAAGATCGATGTCATCTCGTGATTTAACCTCCGCGGGGAACGTGTTGCGGTTCTTGACCACGTTGCTGGGCGCGCCAGCGTTGGGTATGTGTACCGTTTTCCCCTGATTCACGAACTCGTCCGCATCGAAGGCTTTCGACAGGAACGAGTTATCGGCGAACAGGTTCTCCACGATGTGGTTCATCCAGATCTCCTTTTGCACCGCCATGGGCAACGCGCCCGCGACGGGCTTCACCATCGTGCCAAGCACGCTTCCAACGCCGAAGACGGCGAAGGGGTTAAACCCGGTAACGGCCGCGACGGTACCGCTCACGATCATGTTGAACAGCAGAGCGGTGAATAACAGAATAGTCTTGTTTCCTTTCATCTTGTTTTATAATTAAAGTTTGTAACTCGTGATTTCACCCCGCTACAGCGTGGGCTTCTTGCCGAACTTCCGCTCGAACTTCTCGGCGTAAACGTCCGGGTACTTGTCTCTCAACGTTTCCAGGCCACCGCCCTTGTCGAGCTCGTCCCAGGACTTTGCGCTCAGCTCGGCCAACTCCGTGTTGTTCAGGCTTTCTTGCCTTTCGATCTCCTGTTTCACGCTCGGGCGCTTGGGAATGTTCAGCAGCGTTTTCTTGGCCGCCTCGAAATCGGTCTCGAAAAGCTTCAGCATGCCGGCCTTGCCGTCGGCGTTCAGCCTCCCGTCTTTCACGGCCTCGTCCACGAGCCTGACGGCCTCCGCTTGCCGTGCCTCACCGTCCGCCCTCTCTCGTTCGGCGGCGGCATCCTTCAGCACCTTGTTCTCGTCCACGAGCCTTTTAACGGCGTCGTGGAGTTGCTCGCCCGTGCTATCTCCCGGCAGGTCGAGCAGGTTGAATACTTTCTCTAATTCCATCTTCTTTGGTTTGTTTTTGGGGATGACATCCGCTTCCCCGGTTTTATCGAATAGTCTCAAAATTTGTTCGTCGGTAAGCAGGTTATCGTTCTCGTCGTACAGCCGAAGCGAATTGCGGTTAGCACCGATGCCAACGATAGACGCCTCCCTCAACCTCCATTTGGTCACGGTGGCACGCGTTTGCCCCGGTAACAACAGCTTCGGATCGTCCGATTGCTCGATCATGCGCAAGCCGACGGACGCCGCTCGCAAGAAGCCGCGCTCTACCTTGCCGGCTATCTTTTTTGCCTCCTCGTCCTCCAGGTCGAAAACGGGGTCGGCCAGTAGCTTCCCATCCTCCACCCGGATGTTTTCCCAGCGCCCGATGGGCGGGTCCCACTCGTCGTGGTTGTAAAACATCACGGGGTTCCGCTTGAACTGCTTCAAGTCAGCCCCGCTCAACAGGAGGCGGAAGCCGTAATTGTTCACGCTCTCGTCCGTCAGAATGAAAGACCTTGTTTTCGCCATGCTTTTTAGTCGTTGAATTTTCACGCGAATAAAAGCGCTTTCCCCCGTTTTTTCCAAAAAGTGTCTTAACGGTTAAGACGATGTTCCTAACCGTTACGATACTTTTCCCGAAAAAGAGGCTTCCCGGTGTAATTTCGTGGTAAAAACGGATATGGCGAAATTAACCAACGCGCAGAAAAAGGAGTGGGCGCAGCTGCTTTACACGAGGGAGAACCTCCCGCAAAAGGAGATCGCGAGGCGGGTGGATGTTTCTACCGCGACCATGAGCAAGTGGGTTAAAGCTGGCAACTGGGATAAACTCAAGGTGTCGCTCACCATAACCCGCGAGGAGCAGCTCAACAACCTGTACCGGCAGCTGGCCGAGATAAACAAGGAGATCGCCGAGCGGGGTGAAAACAGGTATGCCACCCCGGCGGAAGCCGACACGATCACGAAGCTGGCGAACGCCATCGACAAGTTTCAAACCGAGACGGGTTTAAACGACGTTTTATCCGTCTTCAAGGATTTTTTCAGCTGGCTTAGAACGTTCGACCTCGAGGAGGCGCAACGCCTCTTGCCCTTGTACGACGATTTCGTGAAAACTAAACTGCGTTGACATGGGTAAAAGGCTGAAGTTAATCGAGAGGGACGCGCTGCGCGACTGGGACGAGTTCAGGATGAGCATTCTCAACGCCGCCACGGTGGACGATACCGAGACCATCCCCGAGAAACGCGCCAGGGTTGCCCGGCTGGAGGCAGACCACGAGGCGTGGTTCGCCTATTACTTCCCCAACTACTACAAGAAGGAGCCGGCCCCGTTCCACAAGAGGGCCACTAAGAGACTGTTCGAGAACGACCGGTGGTACGAGGTGAGGGCGTGGAGCCGCGAGCTGGCGAAGTCGGTACGCTCCGTGATGGAGGTCACCAAGCTGACGCTTACCGGTAAGATAAAGAACGTGTTGCTCATCTCCAACTCGCAGGAAAACGCCGAGCGGCTGATCATGCCGATCATGATCAACCTGGAGAGCAACCCGCGTATACTGAACGATTACGGCACGCAACAAAAACCGGGCTCCTGGGAAACGGGCGAGTTCACGACCGCGTCGGGCGTGGCCTTTCGCGCGCTGGGTGCCGGCCAGTCTCCCCGCGGCACACGTAACGAGGCGTATCGACCCGATTTCATCCTGGTCGACGATATCGACACGGACGAGGAGGTACGCAATCCCGACCGGGTAAAAAAGAAGTGGGAATGGATTGAGCAGGCGCTCATCCCCACCGTCTCGGTTTCCGGCAATTACCGCATCCTGTTCAACGGGAACATCATCGCGAAGGACTGTTGCATCACCCGGGCAATCGAAAAAGCCGACCACGCTGACGTGATCAACATCCGGGATAAAAACGGGAAGTCCACCTGGCCGCAGAAAAACAGCGAGAAGGATATCGACAAGATCCTCTCCCTGATCTCCACCGCCTCGGCGCAAAAAGAGTACTTCAACAACCCGTTATCCGAGGGCGACACTTTTACCGAGATGCGTTGGGGAAGAGTTCCACCGCTTAATCGCTTCCCGTTCCTGGTCGCTTACGGTGACCCGGCACCGAGCAACAGCAAGAACAAAAGCGGTTCCTACAAGTCGGTTTTCCTCGTGGGCTTTCACGATGGCAAGTATTACGTGATAACCGGGTACCTCGACCACGTAACCAACGACGAGTTCACGAACTGGTATTACCTGGTCGGCAGCTGGGCGGGTGGGAAAACGCAAGTTTACAACTACATCGAGAACAACAAGCTGCAAAACCCATTCTACGAGCAGGTTTTCAAGCCGTTATTCTACGACAGGGCGAAGGTGCAGGGATACATCGGGATCGTGCCGGACGAGCGAAACAAGCCGGACAAGTTCTCGCGCATCGAGGGGAACCTCGAGCCGCTCAACCGGGAGGGTAGGCTGATATTGAACGAGAAGGAAAAGGACAACCCGCACATGAAAAGGCTGGAGGAGCAGTTCCTGCTCGTTTCTCCCAAGCTCCCGGCACCCGCGGACGGGCCCGACTGCGTCGAGGGGGCGGTTTGGATTATCAACGAGAAGCTAACGGCACTCCAGCCAGGGACCATCACCATCGGCACCCGCAGGGGCGGGACGAAAAAATTTTAAAGACATGACGAGACTATTCAAGATCATCACCAACTGGTTTAAAATCCAGCGCCTCCGCTTTCAAATGCGACCTGCAAGGCTGAAAAGGGCGATAAAAAAGGCAAACCGGCTGCACGAGCGTGACGGTAAGCGGTACCGCGTTTTCTTTTTCGGGGACAGGTACCACGTGTGGAACAGGATGGAGATCCGTCGCCGGCAGGCGAGCGGGCTATTGAAGCGAAGCAAGAAGGCCGGGGAAGACTTCGACGGCATTTGCTTTCACGACACCAACGCGAACAAAAATTAAACGACATGGCATTTTTAACGAAAAACGAGTTAAAGACTCACCTGTACGAGGAAAACGTGGACGTTATCTCCAGGAACGACGAGACCATCCTCACCGCCGCCATCGACGCGGCCGTGCAGGAGGCGAAGGGCTACCTCGGTGACTACGACGTTAATAGCGTTTTCGGGGCAACCAGCGGGGATCGTAACGCGCTGCTCCTCGTATTCGTGAAGGATATCGCGGTGTGGCATTTCCTGAACCTGTGCAACGCCGGCACCGATTTACGCCTGCGGCAAGATCGCTACGAACGTGCCATCGACTGGCTCAAGGCGGTGCAAAAGGGCAACGTCACGCCCGACTTGCCCAAGGCGGTGGACGAGTCGGGAACCCCCACCGGTGGAATCATCATTTTCGGTAGCAACCCGAAAAGGAATCAACATTTTTAATCTTCCCAGGATATGGCTAAACAAACGAACAAGCAACGGCAAACCGTTATCTCTCAAATAGTGATTAAAGCCCCGAGGCGCAAAACCTTCGACGTGGGCGAGTGGCGAAGGGCGCTCATCAGCGCCGACGCCGGGCGCGTGAAAGCGCTTTACGACCTATTCGAGGACTTGCTGATCGATGGCTACCTTTCCGACGCGTTCTCGAAGCGCAAGGAGGCGATCACCAACGCCGAGCTCACCTTCCAAAACGCCAAGGGAGAGGATGTCCCGGAAATAACCACGCTGATGGACACCATCGCCTTCGAGAACCTGCTAAAGCTGATCATGGACGTGGAGGGCTGGGGGCGAACCGGCGTGGAGTTCGATTTCTCTGACGGCCTCGAGGTGCACGAGATCCCAAAGAAGCACATCAACCTCGTGAACAAAACCATCCTCATCAATGACAACGACGAGGTCGGCATACCCTACGAGGGCGATGACTTCCTTTTAATCCTTGGCGAGAAACGAAGGTACGGGTTGTTCATGAAAACCGCCCCGTTCGTGATCTGGAAGCGCGGCGGGTTCGGCGACTGGGCGCAATGGCTGGAGATCTTCGGGATGCCCCAGCGCGTGGGCAAGTACTCCATGTACGACACCGGTACCCGGCAGATCCTCGAGCAGGCGCTGGCCAACGCCGGGTCGGCCCCCTACATCGTCATCCCCAGGGAGACGGACGTGGAAACGGTGAACAACACCGGCTCCGGGTCGTCCGGCGCCTCGTACGGCGAGTTCCGCAAGGCGTGCAACGAGGAGATCCTGATCACCGTCTTGGGTCAAACGCTCACGACCATCCAGGGCGACAAGGGGGCGCGTTCCCTGGGCGAGGTGCACAAGGAGGTGGAGGAATCGAAAAACCGAGCCGACATGCGCTTCGTGCAACGGGTGCTCAACCAGCACGTGTTACCGCGCCTCGAGCGACGAGGCTTCCCCGTGAAGGGCGGTCGCTTCGTGTTCCCGGAAGCCGCGGAACAGCTAAGCGTTAACGAGCTCTCCACGCTATCCAAGATCCTGCCCATACCGCGATCGTACTTGTACGACAAGTACAGCATACCAGTGCCAAAGGATAACGAGCCCGTTGCCGGCGAGAAACAACCCGGGCAGGAGGACGATGGAACGTCAACCGGGGAATCACGAAAAGAGGACGAGGACGAGGGCAAGAAAACGCCAACCGCGAAACCAAAAACCAAAAAACGATTGCGGGATTTTTTCGCGCTCGCCCCGACGAAGGAGCGGGGCTGGCTGACGAGGTTAACAGGCAGTATTACGGGACGGGTAACCCTCGCCGATAAGTACTCAATCGATTTAAGGAAACTGCTTCAGGAAGCTCTCGACGAGGTTTACGGTAACGAAACGACGGGCAGGGAGCAGCCGATCGTGTCCAAGCCGCTTTTCAACATTTCAAACGATGCCCTGCAGCAGGGGCTCGACACGGTTTTCTCCGACCCGGGGTTCGGGAAGAAAAACCAGGAGTTCATTAACGAGTTCCGGCACAACGCCGCCGTGTTCGCCGCCTTCAAGAACCACCGCCAAACGGGGGAAATCGTCGCCCTGCTGCATGACGAGGACGGCAACTTGCGCTCGTTCCGCGAGTTCAAGAAGCTGGCGCAACGCGTATCGAGAAATTACAACGAGAACTGGTTGCAGACCGAGTACAACACCGCCGTGCGGGCCGCCAGGAACGCGGTGAATTTCCGCGAGTGGCTCGAAACCGAACACCTGTACCCGAACCTCGAGTACGTGGAAAGCACGGCCGCGCACCCGCGTGCCTCGCACTTGAGCTACGTGGGTACCGTGCTGCCCATACGCCACCCGTGGTGGGACAAGCACATACCGCCGTCGGCCTGGAACTGCGCCTGCTCCGTTCGCCCGACAGACAAGGACGTCACCCCCGTGCCGGGCGAGGAGTTCGTGCCGCCCGTGTTCCAGAACAACCCCGGTAAAACGGCCGAGTTCGTGAAGCTGAAGGAGCACCCTTATATCAAAGGTGTTTGCCCTTATTTCAATACCTGCTTGCGCCGCAAACCCGCCACCCAGGAACTGGCTCAAAGACAGCTCCTGGATAAGTCGCTTAAAGACGGTATCGACAAAACCAACCCGCCGGTTATACCGGAGTGTGCTATTTGTGAAATGGCGAAAAAATCGGCACTGGCAAAAAGAAGGGAAAAGCTCCTTAATGAAATGAAGTTTTTATATAAAAAAAGTGTAATACGATATGTTGGTAGTGGAAAGTCTATAAAAATCAGGTTCAAAAGTAGCGGAAACAGACATTTAGTTGATGATTATTTAAGGCGTGTAAAAGGGTTTAAAAAGAAAGATTTGCTATCACTTGACAGTCTTATTAGGGAGGCTGAATACGTCCACTCATCGAAGTTGTACAAAAACAGAGATGATAATATACAGAGATTCTATTATTTCAAAGACACTGAACGTGAGGTATATTACAATGTTGCGGAGGAGGTAGTTAAACTTAAAAACGGAAGGGTTTATCTAAACAGGTTCTTATATGCAATTACAAACACTATCCCAAAAAAATAAAGAGTAGCGGCGACTTAGGTCATGCCAGGTATGCCATTCTACTCTTTATCCGTTGTTTTGAACAACAAACTTACAAAACATTTTCATATAAAAAAACTTTTTCAAAGAAAAAATGAAAATAGACGAGTACGCGAGGCTATACAAGGATAAAATGAGGAGACTCGAGGAGTTCACCCGCGGCGACGACATAAAGGACATCCTCGGCACCGAGGCCGTGAACCACTTTAAAGGGTCGTTCCAGAACGAGGGGTTCACCGACGAGGTGCTAAACCCGTGGAAGGACGTGAAAAGGCGAGACCCAAGTTCTCCATGGTACGGTCATAGTGGGCAGCGCGGGAAGTTCTCTAACGCTCGCACGACCGCCAAAATCCTTTCCGGTGAAACAAGGGAGCTACAAAACGCCATCACGTACCGGCGCATCACCAACGGCGTGCGGGTGGTAAACGATAAACCGTACGCGTCGGTCCATCAGTATGGTGGGCGCGCGAAGATTTACGGGAAAAAAGAATTCCAAATGACGCCACGCCCGTTCATGGGTAGATCCGCGGTTCTCGTTCGCAACATAAATGACAAGATACGTCGCGAAATGACGCGAATAATCAAGGATTAAACAACGATTAAAAGATATTTAAACAACTATGAAAACGATTTACAACGCCATCACGGCAAGACTGAAAGAAAAAGTACCGGCGATCCGCTGGATTGACTTCGATAAAGGACAACTGGACTCAATGGATCGACCGGCTGTAGCGTTCCCGTGCGCCCTGCTCACCATATCTGTTAGTAACGCCCGGAACATCACCGATCACGTGCAAGAATGCACCGGCCGCGTGCGCGTACGCCTCGCGTTCGACCGGCAGATGAAAACCGATGCCGCCACGCCGCCAGAACACCTGGAGAAGGCGCTGGAGCCTTACGACGTGATCGCCGACGTGTATGCCGCCCTGCAGGGTTTCGGCACCGCCAACTTCGACCCGCTCGTCCGGGCGCGGCAGGACGCGGAGAAAAGAAGCGACGGTCTGTTCGTTTACTTTATCGAGTTTAGCGTGATCTTCGAGGATGAAACGGCGGAGGGGTGATATCGTCCAAGGGGGCATTTAACGAAAAAAGCGGGGGAAACCCCGCTTTTTTCACTCGATTTTCTTTCGTGGGTGCATTTTGATGGCCGTCTCCCAGTCGGGCATCATGCTGGAGATTAAGCCAAGCGTTCTCCACGGCATCTCGCTCCCGTTTTGCTGCACGTCTAAAAGTCCCAACACGTACAACAACTCGTCGATCAGTGCCAGCCAATCCTCTATCGGGTTGGTTCCCGTTGGCACGGTTATCACGTAACAGGCGTCTCTAAACTCTACCGCCATGACCTTACCCTTTAAACGTTAAGCTCAGCTGGGCGTTACGGTACCTGTAGTACCCGGCCAGCAAGTCGACGTACTCTGGCGTGATGAAGTTGCGGCCGAACAGCTTCACGAAGTGCCCCGGGAACTTTTCCTTCCGGCTGGAGTAGCCCGACCGGGGGTTGCCGCCCAAGGCGCTGACCACCTCGGTGTACCGGTAAACGGGCTTGCCCTCCCAGATGACGGGGGTGACGCCGTGCTTGGGCTCGGCCCTGGCGATGGCCACCTGGCGGGTGAGGATCTTGAACACCATCTCGTTCAAGGCGATGGAGAACCTCGGGCTTAACCACCGGGCGAACTCGATGGCCACGCGGTAGTCGTTCGTCCAGGTTCCCTGCCGCTCGGGCGTGCCGCCTTGCCTTACCTCGATTAAATCGCCCGCAACCCCCTGGTTGTCTGCCGTGGCTATTTTTATAGCCACGGGAATGGCGGCAAGGTACTCTTGCGCCTGGGCGTTTTTCAGCCAGTTTGCGGGTCTCTTTTCCCTGCCATACGGCTTGGACATCTGCGTGAGGTTGAAGCTCATGTTCCCGTTTCGCACCTCGTAGGCGAACCTCGCCTCGTTGATGACGGCGATTTGAAGCTCGTTTTTAGCCCGAGCTCGGCCTTCGTTTTTTGTTAACATAATGTTGATATTTTTTAGCGTGTGGCGCGGGAAAAAAGAACGGCGCGCCACTTCCCGTTGCTAAAGTCTATCAACATAGGCCTGGAGCGCCATTAAGCAACTCCACGGGGTTAGCGCGCCGTATATCGCGACGTTCACCCCCGGGCATGAAAAAAGCCCGGGGCGCGACGCTGGGCAGTTTAACTGCCTATGTTGAAATACACTTTAGCGTCGCGAACATACGCGTTATTTTTTTAACCCGCAACGCTTTGCCGGTTTTTTTTAAAAATGGGCGTCGCCCGTCTTCGCGACGTGCGACACCCGCGATATGAAAAATCACCAATCCAAATCAACATGAAACCACCTTCATCGCCGCGATCAGCCTGTAAATCTCCTCCCAAGGTGGAAGGCCACCCACGTTGTGGTCGTCAATATAGACATCGGCATATACTTTCCGGGTGTTCGTGCCGCCATGCTTGGCGACGTTGAAGGGCGCGTTCTCGTTCACCCGGTCGAACGGGAAGCCCTTGTCAATTAGCCAGTTTATGGCTTCCAGCAATAAATCGCCGTTCCTGCAGGTGTAGATGATGATGTAATGCCCATCGTCCTTCAGCCGGCGCATGCACTCCAGCGCCTGCAGGTTCGGGTATCCAATTCGGGGGTATTCCCCGTAATGGAGCGTCCCGTCAAAGTCAATCGAGATGATCATCGTTCTTGCTTTCTATACACTCGCCACACGTGCCAAACGTGGTACACCGCCGTTGCAAGCACCAGGGCGCCAAATACGAAATTCCCATCGTGCAACATGTAACCTCCAGCTCCAAGCAGAACGCACAGCACGATACACGCGTAAAAAAAATCAACTGCTCTCATATCCAATTCACTTAAAAGTTAATTATTCACTTTTTCAGCATACGGGAACACGTCAATTATTCCCGTTTCCGTGATCCCGATGATCTCGTGATCCGTCATCGTTTTTTTCATTTCCGTTTTAATGATTTCCAAAGCCTCATGAATGTCGGAAGCTTGCACCAGCATGTTCACGTTCGTACGCTTTTCCGATCCACTATTTTCATCCAGCGTTACAAACGCTAACCTGGCATTGTAATAACGGTCTCCTGACTCGCTGAAAAACGTTTCCACGAACTTCTTGCGCCTGATGTCAGAAACGGTAAAGTCGCCGCTTATAAACGGTTGCATCTCATGAACGATTCTCTCTTCGGCCTCGGTAAACGAAAGCGCGTCTACCAGGTAAGGCTCCGTCACGCTTTTTTGCATGCCGGTATCCAGCATCTTGTCGTACTTAATTTTGCACTCGAACCAGTTGTACATAGCTGTATTTTTAAAATAATGTTTTCTCCTCGTCAACGTACGCGAAAAGCAGGTACGCCAGGTATTGCGTTTCCCAGTTCACGCGCTTGTTTTTATACATTTTTCGTATGATGTCCCGGCACTCGATCGCCGAGTAGCCGGTGTCCAGTCGGGCAATGTATTCATTGATGTCGTTAAGCTTCATGCGCTTGATTGATATCAACTTCACGCGCCCGCGCCGGAAATCCTTCAGGTACACGTCGTACTCCCTGCCTTGCACGTACTTCTTCTCGTTCCATAGCCGAATCGATGTGAACGCCTTGCCATTTAGCTTGCCGTTCCAGTTGTACGAGAACTCCAGTCGGTAGTCCACCCAGCCATTAAGTCGATATGCCTCGCGGCGGGCATCGGACTTGAGGATGTGGGACGATACCGTTTCACCCACGCGCCCGCCCGCGTTCCCGTTGCGCCACTCGACCACGACCCATCCGGTGGAATCTCGCTCGTACGTGTACCGGCCCCGATTCATGCCTCCTGCTCCTCCTTCTTGAGATCGATGAAAAACGATTCATCCTGCACCACCTCGATGCCGCACTTCTCGAACTCTGCGGCCACCTCCGGGATCTCTCTATCGGCAAGGAGCAGATCCTTTGCCGGCTCTTCCTTCACGCGAACGTAACCGGGCAGGAACTCCTTGATCAAGTTCAGCACTGCCGCCCACGTGAAGCCGCGCAACGTTTTAAGTCGCGGCGTGCCGGTACGGAAACCATATACCCCATGCGTGCCCTCCATGCTCTTTTTCTTCGAGAACAGCCGTTCCCGGTTCTCGAGCGAGTAGGCCTGCACCACCTCGAAGCTCTGCTCCCTTTTTTCTTCTAACTCCGAGATCTCGTCCGCTCGCTTGTCGCGCAGCCTCGTGATCTGCATGTCCAGTTCTGCCCTTATCTTCGCCAGCCTGGCGTCCGCGGCGGCGTATTCCGAAAACGCCGCCTCCATCTGTTCACTCGTGATCCCCTGCAGGATCACCTTCCTCGTTCTTTTTGCCATTTGTTCAATCTTTAATTGTTTGTACTTTCTCGATATTATGCTTTAAAAATGATTGCCGAATCATTCCGAGATTAATAGGGCAAGGCTCACCCACGCGCATAAGCTCGCTATCCCAAACTGGTATAGTGTGTCCCGTCCATACCGCGGACTGATGTGGACCGGCATCAACCACGGTACCATGCTCATCACACAGCATCCAAAGGACATCCTGCCCGTTATCTTCCAAGTCTATTTTTATCTTTGCCATGACTGTTTATTGATTTACAAACCCTTTCAAGGTGCCCAATATTTCCTCGTATGCACGCCTGGGATTGCCCTTTTTACATATACCTGCAGTGTTTTAACCTCATCAATTGATAGCCCCAATAAAGTCTCAGTGTACAACCCATCCGGCTCTCGTACCCATTTCATGTTATTCTCCTCTTAATTGCTTAATAATATTATTGTTCACTTCTGTTTCCTCTTGGCCCTTTGCTCGATTTTGTTCATCTCCAGCGGCACGTTTACCCCCATCCAGCGGTCGAACGTGGCCTTTGAGATGTGGAACTCGTTGGCGATGTACTGACGGTAGATCTCCGTCATGGGCAGCCCCTTGTGCTCTTTTTGAATCCTCCGCACCAAGAGCTGCGCCCTGAATATACGCTTCAGCAAGTATGTCCTGTTATACGCCATCGCCGTTCGCTTTATCGATTCCAAGTCCCGGGCGAATCAGTTCACCCAGGCGCTGTAATTCAACTCCTCTGCCGTTAGTTCACCAACCATCTCCAGGTCCTTCTGCTTTTTCGTGAAGGCGTAATAAAGCGAGCGCAACCGCTCAAGCGGTATGGCGTTGAAGCTTTCCGCTTGCGCGGCCCGGCAGGCGATCGCCTTCACCTCGTTCATGTTCGATGGTTTACCCAACGCCTTGCGCCACCCGAATATCGCCGCAATCAATCGCTTGCGCCACTTGTCCAGCTCCACCGCGTTCGGGCGCATGGAGATGTCAATCTTCTCGCACGCGTCGAGCAGCTCCCGGGCGCTCATGTCCCTCGAGCTCACGTGCCCGTAGCTGCCCACTATAGCCCGCTTGTTCTCCTCGCCGATGCCTGCCTTGCCGCATAGCGTGTGAAACTTTTTCAAGAGCAATTTCTGTTGCCTATCCATTAGCGTTTGCATGTTATCCCTGTTTTACTTGTATTCATGATACTCCTCGGCGCCTTTCGCCCAGATGGTGAAGTATTGTTTTTCACCCATCGACCGCCCGCGCGAGTACGCCCGGTACCCCTCCACGTAGATCTTCTGTTTCGCCAGGAAAAGCACGCTCTTCCCTAACTCGGAGCGCGGCCTGTCGCCTTCAGCCTGCCCTGTGAACACGAACAGCTTGTGCGGGAACTCGTCCACGAAAGCCTTCACCTGCTTCACTGTGGTGAACTCCGAGTGCTCCAGGCTGTCGATGATCACCACGTTCGCGCTCCGGCGACGTTCGAGGCGCTCCCTCAAATCCTCGATGTTATCCGCGCAGATGAACACGTTGCCGGCGCGTTCCATCAACCCGATCCTGGCGATACCCTCCTGCAGCGACGCGCTTACCTCGCCCTCCTCGAGACTAACGAACAGTACCTTTGAGAACGCGGCGAGGCACTTCATGAGCATTAAAACGAACGATGTCTTTCCGCTGCCGGAACCGCCGAAGATGTACCAGATCCCCGTCGCCTCCGGCGTGCCGAATGCCTCGCGCCATTCGCCCGTGAACGGGAACTTCCTTACTTCCGCGTCCATGACGTTCTGCAGTGTCAACGCTCGCTTTAATGCCATTTTTATCGCCGTTTAAACATCGTTTAATTACCCGCCGCCCTGCTCTTGCTTACGGCGTGAACGCGGCGTTTAACCCGCCGCAAATCGCTCTCGCTATCGTCGATGATCTTATCGATCGTTTTAGCGTCATGTACCCCGTTCGCCACGCAAATAGAGGCGATGTCGTCCGCGGTAACACCCTTCAACTCGATGCACTTGCGGCCCACGCGGCTCCAGATCTCGTTGTACCCCTTTTTATTCAGCCGCACGCCCCTCGCGAGCCGTTTCTCCAGGTAGTTCGTCGCCTGCAGCACGATGCCGCACTCGTCCTCAAGCTGGTTGTATAGGGCGATGAAAAAGTACAGCGCGTTGTCGTTCAGCTTGTCGGCCTCGTCAAGGATCAGCAGCGGGGCCTCCTGCTTTTTCAGCTCGCTGACAACCGCCTCCATCATCTCTCCCACGGTGTACCCGGAACTATCCCTCCCGATCACCTTCAGCAGCTCGGAAAGG